TGTGAATCTCCGCCGCAAAGCACGGTCGGCGTCATTGACTTTGCGAAATGCGTATGATCACAGTTTAGCGGAAGCATTTTGGTCATTGGACAATAACCACATTGTTCCAGATTTTGACCAAAAGTTGATTGATGGAGAGGTAGCATTAAACGGATTGACGTTTAAAGCGCCAGTATATGCAGACGGATTGACATCATCAAATAATCCTGCAGGACCAAGTGGAACAAATACATTGCAGTCGGATGGTCATTATAAATGGGTAGATGGCAATGGTGTAGAAACAGTTTGGGCAGAGCTAACGCAAGGCGGAAACGCAACAATGTCACTTGCTGACATTGAGCAAGCAAAGAAAACAGCGGCGTTTGCAAAACTGCGTAGCATGTATGATGGGATCGATGACGAGCACATTATTGACATGTTGATGGAAGGCATCCGCGTTCCAGAAGAAGCAATGAAGCAACCAATTTTGTTGGCGAAGCAGTCAACAATGATTGGATATAACCAACGTTATGCAACAGACGCAGCAAATTTGGATACATCAGTTACAAATGGTTTTGCAACAGTAGATATGAATATTCGAACACCTGGTGCTATGAACACAGGTGGAGTAATTTTGATTACTGCAGAGATTGTTCCAGAGCAGATGTGGGAACGCAAGAAAGACTATTTCTTGTACGAGACGAATGCGGACAATTTACCAAATTATTTGCGTGACGTTTTAGATCCAGAGCAAGTAGAGGTAGTCAAAAACGATCATTTGGACGTTAATCACAGTACACCAAATGGTACATTTGGTTATCAGCCGTTAAATGCGAATTGGATGAGAGATCACGTCAATATTGGAGGTAAGTACTACCGTCCAGCAAACGATGCGTTTGATGAAGATCGTGCAAAGATTTGGACAGTAGAGCAAACAGACCCGACACTTTCGGAAGATTTTTATCTGGTGTCTGGATTGCATAAAAAAGTGTTTAGCGATCAAGTCGCGGACGCGTTTGAAATCACATGTATTTCAGACGTGGAAATCACGGGGAACACAGTATTCGGCGAACGTTTGCTAGAGGCAGACGCAACGTCCGATTACGAACAGATCACAGACTTAGTCGATAGCGCACGCATCGAGAAGTAATGTGACGGGCGGTGGGCACTCCCACCCATCGCCCATTTTAACAAACAGGAGAAAAACGAATGAAACATTTTAAGAATGGGTCACTAAGCGAATGGCAACAAGTTAAAGCTGGAGACGTAATTGCATTTGAAAGCGGCAAAGCAAAGCGCGTCAGTTTTCAAGTCAACGCAAACTCAAAAATTGAAGTTTGGGCGGCAGAAAATGCGGATATGAAAGAAGCCGTATTGCAACGCGCAGCTGAGTACAAATGCAGCGTAGAATATACAGCACCAGCGAGTAGCTGGGTGCAGATTAAAGCAGAGAAAGGCGCATCGGTGTTTGTAAACATCCGAGACGTAGACCAACGGATCGCGCCAGCTGAAAAAGACAGTTATGTAAACATTGAACCACGCGTACGAAATAACGATGAGTTTGCACGTATGATGAAGTGGTTAAAATTGAATGAAGAGCGACGCGACGCAGCAGTAGCGCAAGAGCGCGCAGAATTGGCAAAACTGCGACAGCAGGTTTCTCAGCAAAATAGCGAACAGAAGCAAGATCCAGTGGCGGAGCCACTAAGTGAGCAAGTAGAGGGCGACGATGCAACAGGAGCAACGACCGCCGAGTAAGTTTATGCGATGGGTGAAGTTCCTAGACCGCGTTAAAGCGTGGTTTAGGGATGAGCCAGTGCATAAAGATTACACGGCTGCGGCGTATGCGTTAGCAGACGCCCCTGCCCTGAAGCGTAAAGAAGTAATTAAAAAACAAACAGAAACGCAATATGAAGGGGTACACCCTGAAATAGTCGCGTTTTGGAAGGCGATGCTGCAAGCATGTAAAGCGCGAAACATACCTGTTTTAGCGTTTGAAATGCTGCGCGATGAAGCACGCCAAAATGAATTACACGCACAAGGGCGAAGTAAAGCAAAAGGAGGCAATAGCCCGCACCAATATGGGTGCGCAGTCGATGTGGTACACGCGACACGCTATTGGCAATTGAGCAAAAAAGAGTGGGACATAGTAGGTTCCATCGGAAAAGAAGTAGCAAGACGCCGCAACATCAAAGTTGAATGGGGCGGTGATTGGGACTTTTACGATCCAGCGCATTGGCAGTTGAAAAACTGGCGAATACGCAAGGACGAACCAAAAGTAGGCAGACCAACGTTTGAGGATGACTACGGATAGGCAGAACGGAACGGAAACTCCATATATTGGAGTTCCGTTCTGCCGATGAGCATACCACCTTTCTTGTTAGGATATGCATTTAGTGACACTTTTACCGAGGTAAGCAGGCAAAATGTGCAGGACACCAAACAGATTAGACGACGGAACCGAGGTAGGGTGTCGCAAATGCTGGCAATGCAAAAGAAACAGAGTGAACGACCTAGTAGGTCGATGCATTGCCGAAAGTAAGTATGCAACGCAAACTTACGCAGTAACGTTAACGTATGCGAATTACGCAGGGGTTAACGCAGTATCGCTGGTATATAAAGACGTACAGGATTTTATGAAAAGATTAAGAAAGCGATACAAAGTACGATACATATGTGCAGGAGAATATGGGACGGCTAAAGGTCGAGCCCATTGGCACATAATATTATTTTTTAAGGGCGAAGCACCAAAAATAGAAGAAGATGTTAGAGTAAATTGGAAATACTGGGACAAAGGATACAGCTATTTTCAGCAACCAGACTGGAAAGGATTTCAATATGTACTTAAGTACGTGTTGAAAGACACAGATCTGGATAGTGCAGATAGTCATTTGGCAATGAGCAAAAAACCACCATTAGGGTATGAGTTTTTTGAAGAATTGGCAAAACAGCATGTGGAACAGGCGATAATACCACGAAGCTTTAAATATAAAGTAGGAGGGGTAAAAAAAGACAACGGCACGGAAAAGGTATTTATGATGCAAGGAAAGACGCGTGAAAATTTTATGAACGCGTTTAAGCAAGGATGGATAGATGAATATGGCAAAGAGCCGACAAGCGAATTTTATGAGGAATGGGACGAAAAAAATTATAGCATTGAATATACAGACGATGAGATAATGAAACGAATACATCATAAAGAAGTGACGTATTACGAACCATGGGTACAACTTGGCGCGGAGACGCAAGAAGGCACATGGATAGAGGCAGATTATTTCGGAAACGAAATAGTAATATACGGAACAAACAAAAACACATGGGTATTTGAGGACGAAGAATGGCGAGAAGAACGAGCAAACGTAAATCAAATAATAGCAAAAAGTCAAATAAAGCGAATTCGAACATTCGAAGAAGCACAGCGCGAAGAACTCGAAAGCTTGGTCAAGTTAAGAGAGACTGGAACATTCCAGCACAGTACTCGGTAATCGAGTACAGCGCGGCCGAAGCACCACGTGAAAGACGTACCGTAGAACCACGGAAGAACCCACGACGAACAGAGGAGTTCAGGGACAAACTGCGGGTTAGGTGCAAGGATAAACCACGAAACAACCGCAAAAAAGCGGGGGGAAGTGGTAGGAAGGACTATATCCCATGGTGTTAAAAATATTATTGAAAATAATGTTTGACAGCAGAGAAGAAAAAACTCACAATAATTCACATTATCGGATAATGGGGGTACGAATAATGGAATTTATACTACGTGAATTGGCGAAGCCAATACTACGTCGTTTAGGAACAGTAATGGGCACTGCCCTGATGTCAATGGGCTACGCAGCGGAACAAAGCGTAGCAGTAGAAACCGCAGCGACAAGTCTCGGATTGATACTAATTGATCTTGTGTTATCAAATAAGGAGCGCAAGAAAAATGTATAAGCGCAAACAAGATTTACCGAGTGATTTTGATTATAAATTCGCAGAGCAAACAATAGACGCATATCAGGCGATCTATGAGCGCACAGGCGAGTTTATGCCAGGAACGCAATTAGGAAGAATTGCGGACGAAATTAAGAAAATGGGGAAAGAGCTAGGAATAGGCGCAGGAATGGGCCTGATTATGGCTGTATGTTTATATGCCCCATTAATGAAAGGAATGTAAAATGCCGATATTTGCAGCACTTGCAGGGCTGAGCGCAGCGTCAAAATTAAGTATAGCAGGAAGCGTTGTAAACGGATTGCTATCTTACAAAAGCGCACAACAACAACGCAAACAAGCGATAGCGGATCAGGACAACCAGTACGTCAGAATGAGAAACGCAGCGCAACGCGCGGGGTTTAATCCGTTAACAGTAATGCGCGCAACAGGCGGTCAAGGTTTTACAGGATTGCCGACCATATCAAAAGCGGCTGCTTTTGGTAATGCAGCGGCAGGAATATTTGACGCGGTACGACAGTCACCGATCGACAAATACAATAAAAAAGTGCGTGATTTAGAAATCAAACAACGTAAAGCAGATTTAGAACTTATGCCAATGCGCGGTAAATTAATGAAAGCGCAATTGGACAATCTATACACATCAACGCGAACATTGAGTGTTGGGATGATGGATAGACGTAAAGGCGACCAAGACGATGGCGAATTTGAAAATAGAACAGCGGTAACAGAAGAAGGCATGAGAACAGACGACAAAGTAAAGTCGGGTTGGCACATGATGGAATTGCCAAACAATATAGGAGCGATTCCAGTACCGTTTGATCCAGCAGATAGCGATATTGGCGCTATAGCAGGCGGGTTAGGACGAGTAATATTTGTAGAAGCGCCAGCGATGAGCGGCGCAGCATTAAGGGATTTAGTAGATAGAAAAAAAGCGGATTCAAAAATGCGATCGATTTACAGAAACGTTAATGCAGATCAAATATTGAGAGCGTTAGAAACGCGTCAGAATGCAGCGCGAATAGCAATGAAACCAAGGCTAACGCCACCAGCAACAATGAATCATTTGATGACGTTGCCTAAATTCTAAATGTGTAAGAAATGCAAAAAAATACGGCAGAAGTTTGTTGCCATGATGAAACGCATAAAAAGGAGTAAGTAAATGCGAATGACAGAAATGGTGCCAACAGCACCGATAGCAGTACAGCGCAGCACACGTCGCGACCGCGGTCGTGTATTGACATCAGCGGACGCAGGAAAAATCCTGCCGTTGAAATATATCCCGA